TACTGAAACAAATCAAACAAATCGTCGCCAACAGCCTGCTCTTTATCGATAAGTTCCTGCATATATGCTCTAACGGCTAAAAACTCTACCCTTATCGGAAAGTCATCACTTTCAAGCAAGTGGATAGTGTCTTCATGTTTCTCTGGATTTCTTAGGATGGTCTCGATATCAATTTCATAAGTTTTTCCGACGATCTCAGGCTCTCCAAACTCCTGCACATAGTCCCAAGGTGCTTCGTCCAAGATTATCAGTGAATGAGGTTCGTAATCAGGAGATTCATAATCTGAATCAAGATAGCCCCACTTAGCGGTAAGATATTTATCGTCATGTGGAAGTTCATCAAAGTCCAAAGTCGCAGCTATATCTTGGATTCGAATAATAGCGTTGTAAATAAACGAAGTCGGTTCGTTGTCGCTCCACGTATTTGTCTCTCCGTTCTCATAGTACAGTATAGGATACAGTTCCTCAAGAAAAGTCCAATAACCGTCCTTGGTATCACACATCTCGAAGAGTGATTGTAAAAATGGAGAGAATATATACTCTTCAATTTTCTCCGGGATCATGTCATACAGCATATTGAACGTCTGATCTGAATAGTGACGGCGATTCTTGTTTTCAAAAAAATCCCCAATTGCTTTCAACGTCTTATCTTTTTGCTTTGAAAAGTACAAGGCGCAGAAATATTCTTGGAAAGAACGATGGGTGAAATGATACTTTTCGTTCTCATAAAACATAAGGCACATATTTTCAACGAGGTCATCTCTGAAATCTGATGCCGTAACCCTATGCTGTTCTTTTGTGCGTTCGTGCAGACTGTTAAAATACTGATCAAACAGAAGATCCGTGAATTCAAACTTCTCATCACGATAGCTTCGTGCGCAGAACTCAGCAAAATAGTCTGCAAACCGATCTGCAGTCAATCCTGTCTTTAAGACGCGTTTGTATGCTCCTTTGCTTGCATCGTGTTTTTGGGATAATGTGATGTATGCCTCTCTGTAAAAAATATGCATTTTTGATGGAATCTCTGCAAATTGCTCATACGTCATAAGCATGATGGTGAGAAGGAGTGGATTTTCGGTGAACTCCATATGTGTACGAAATAGGGTGTTATCTAATTCATTTCGGAAATTCTCCTTGATTGCCGGATCGTCCGGTCTAAAATCCAACTTGTCAATCAGTGAAAGTGCCTGTTCTTTAGTAAATGGGCAGAGATTGAGTACGGTAAATCTATGAAGGGATATAAATGCTCCGGCTGGGCGAGAGGATATGACGAACATGTTATCGGTGTACTTGTCGGCAAAAAATTCAAGGTCATGTTCGAACTTCTTCCTACAGTCTGATTTTATTTCATCTAAGCCATCAAACAGTAGCAAGCACGATCCATGTGAGAGTAGTTTTGAGAGGTCGTTTAGCTTTTTAGATCCACCGAGACCCTCAAATTTTTCAAAAATGTAATCCAATAAGCTGTCATAGGAATCACCATAGTCCTTCAAAGGAATAAAGACAGGAATTTTCCCAAATTCATCAAAACGCTCTATGGAATCCAAAAGAAGGTGGCGCATCATCATCGATTTTCCGAGACCACCTGTACCGGAAATCAAAATAAAATTTGAACACTCGTGCAATAACTGTGCTGTGCTGTTTTCTATAATTTTCCTGCGGTAACTGTTCTTTTTAATATAGATTCTTTGCTCGATGTTGTTGCAGATGTAAAAATTATAAAACTCCACGGGCGCATCGTTATAAAGAAGCGTCTTCAATTTATTGTATTTTTCACGAGTATTTTTAAGATATGTGCGGTATTCGTCTTGGGGAGAACGCATTTTCCCCCGGGCCGCCCAATCCAGATCAAAATCGCTAGACCTCTTATCGACAAGAATCTTATGTGATCTGATGAAATCTTTATGCTCTCCTGATACAGGTTCGTCGACCTGAATTATATGGACAGAAACACTATTGCTCCAGTTCTTTCCAACCTCTGAATTAAACTTGTGCCTTGCTCTCTTTACAGCAGGTCTATCATGCCATGAATCAATCGTAGTTGCACCAACGGTGTTATCTGCTCGGTTCGATAAAATAAAATGCCAAACACCAAGAAGAAACGGCTGCAGTTCGATGTTCTGCACCGTGAGCAGATGCTTTTTATCCATTGGATGACCGTTTTGGTCAACGTAGAATATTTCATCTGTGATACTGGGATCTCGGCTGATCGTATCGAGAATGGCGCGAATGAGCCAGCTCCCCATGTTTTTCTCATCGATGAAGGACGATGAAAATTGGCACATGCGCTGAAGCGGGGAGGAAAAAGTCTCTTTTATCTCATGGTCAAAGGTGTGGATGAGCTCCTCTTTATCGAATGGAAGATATTCATTGGCAGAGAGCCTGCACGCTTTATATGATGAAGTGTGAGTTCGGATCGAACGTCCCGCAGGAGAAATATAGTCGGGGAAAGCCACACGGATGAGTCCTTCAAGAACCTCGCTGTCATTCAGACCGTCCTTTTCGCCAACCGCATTTTTCCTGGCGGCGGTTCTCTGTTTTCTTGCCTGAAGAAGAAGGGTGAAGAAGGTACCGCCGCATAATGCGTATTCTTTGTTTTCCAGCATGAAAACACCTCATTTGCAAGTATTGACACTATTAACGCAGTTGACGCTATTGAGTGCTGTTCACTGTTTACAGCAACACTATTGTATATAGGATGAGCCTCAGAGATTGAATCTCTGGGGCTTTATTTTTTGATGATTGTGCATGTATCAATTATAGCACGGTTTTTCTCTTTTTATAAGAAAAAATTCTAATCTACAAGCGGTGACCAAATCGGATGTATGTGTCCGCTTCTATGTAGAGAAAGATTTTTAAGGTGGTGGTAGGAAGAGTCAAATTCGGTTTCCCTAAGTAAGTCAATCTGTTGTCCAAGATGGCCATAGGACGGCGGGATGCGAATAGGGATTCTGACAGCGAGCGAGCTTGTCAGTATCCCTATGCTCCCACCGTGCTTCTTTATGCCCATTTTCGGATAGAAGCCCGTGCGTAGTTTTGCATCCCGCCGTTCGGTAAGAACGAAAGGAACGTAAAACTATGAAAATCCAGCTCAACGGTATCATTAAAGAGATTCTGGATGCGCTGACCGATGAGAGCGTCATCAAGTGGGCATTCAACGCTAACTTTGAGCGTGTATGCCTGTCGCGTTACTTGTCGGACTTGGGGATAGACCTCGATCCGTTCCGTGACAATCATCCGCTTTCCAAAGAGTGTACCCATTTTCTGAATCCCTGCAGCTGGCGATGTACAATGCTCTGGTCTGCCTACTTGGGACTGCCGCTCTCACTTGCCGCCGTGGGCAGGGTGTTGGGCTTGGAAGAGCAGAAAATGACCGAGGGCAAGGCACTCATTCGCTACTTTTCTACGCCTCCGTTCCACGAGCCTGTGGGAGAGAAGTGGGAACTCTTTAAGTCTTACAACCGCCGCGACGTGGAAGTGGAGATGGCAATACAGAAACGTTTGTCCAAATACCCTGTACCGCAGTCGGTGTGGGAGGAATATGTTCTCGACCAGGAAATCAATGACCGAGGGATACGCCTGGATATGCCGCTCGTAGAGAACGCCGTCCAGATTGACGCGATCACAAAGGATAAGCTGATGGACAGGCTGAAAGATCTGACCGGGCTTGAGAATCCGAACAGTGTGGCGCAGATGAAGGAATGGCTCAGAGACTACGGTGTCGAAACGGAGTCGTTGGATAAGAAGTCTGTGACAGCTTTGCTCAAGATCGTCCAGTCTCCTGTCTCTGATGTACTGGTGCTTCGTCAGCAGCTTGCAAAATCCTCAGTGAAGAAATATCAGGCGATGAGAAACGCCGCCTGTGCGGACAGCCGTGCGCGGGGAATGTTTCAGTTCTATGGGGCAAATCGCACCGGACGTTTTGCGGGACGCATCGTGCAACTGCAAAATCTTCCGCAGAATCATCTCCCAGATTTGGCGTATGTCCGTGATCTCGTGCGGCAGGGGAACTATGCAGCACTCGAAATGCTCTATGATTCTGTCCCAGACGTTCTGTCGCAGCTCATCCGTACTGCTTTTATTCCCAAGGATGGCAGGAAATTCATCGTTGCGGACTTTTCAGCCATCGAAGCACGGGTATTGTCATGGCTTGCCAAGGAGCAATGGCGCATGGATGTTTTTGAGGGTAACGGCGACATCTACTGCGCCACAGCGGGCAGAATGTTCCACTGCAACGTGGTCAAGCATGGCGAGAACGGGCATCTACGGCAAAAAGGGAAGCAGGCAGAACTGGCCTGTGGCTACGGCGGCTCCGTTGGTGCGCTGAAGGCATTCGATGCATTGGAGTCGGGGATGAAGGAAGAGGAACTGAAGCCGCTCGTGGATGCTTGGCGTGCGGCAAATCCAAATATCGTGGATTTCTGGTGGGCGGTGGATCGTGCGGCAAAGGACTGCATCAAGGAGCGCAGCACAAAAGTCACGCACGGAATCCGGTTCATCTATCAAGGCGGCATGATGTTCATCGAACTACCGAGCGGCAGACGGCTCTCCTATGTGAAGCCGCGCATTGGAGAGAATCAGTTTGGTGGTGAGTCCATTACCTACATGGGGCTGGATCTCTCGAAAAAGTGGGCACGGATTGAATCCTACGGCCCGAAGCTCGTGGAAAACATCACACAGGCCATCAGCCGCGACATCCTCTGCTATGCCATGCAGACGCTGCGGAACATGGAGATTGTCGCTCACGTCCATGATGAAATCATCATCGAATGCGATGAACGCACCTCACTATCTGCCGTTTGTGAGCAGATGGCGAGAACCCCGCCTTGGGCAGAGGGGCTTCTGCTCCACGCCGACGGTTTCGAGTGCGCATTCTATCAGAAAGACTAATGTCCATCCTCCCAGAAAATTGGGAGGATTTTTGGTGACCAAAACCTCCCTGTTCGTCCTCTTACTGATGAGAGGAACTAATCAGTTTTCAAAGGGAGGAAATCTTATGTTCTATGTTAAGGAAAACATCAATGACGCTCTGGAGGTCACGGTGGAAATCAACGATGAGAATGTCTTCTGTCACTGTCCGCGCTGCGGAGCGGAAGTGCCTGTTGATCTCAACGAGTTCTTCGGCGATGCGGAGTTCGACCTCTTTGGCACGTCGATCTGCTGCACGGAATGCAGCAGGAAGATGAGGTGCGAGAAATGATTGAGAGAAGAAACCACGAGGGCTATGCCGATCCTACGGCGCACGCCGCTCTCACAAAGGTAAGCAGGGAGGGCAGATTTGTTTATATCTGCTCACCCTATCGGGACAGCCCACGCGTCAACGTCATGCGGGCGCGGCAGTACTGCAAGTTTGCTGTGGGCAAAGGGCACATTCCCCTTGCGCCGTATCTGTATTTTCCGCAGTTTCTGTCGGAGGCAGATGAACGGGAGAAAGCGATGGATATGAATTTCGAGCTTTTGCGGCTGTGCGGCGAAATCTGGGTGTTCGGCAACAAGATCACCGAGGGCATGGCAGCGGAGATTGCTCATGCCGAGAGACTGAGGAAGAACATCCGCTATTTCACCACGAAATGCGAGGAGGTATCTGTATGGAGATGACGCTCTATACGGCGGATTGCTGCGGGAATGAGGAAAATGTCATATATCCCCATAAGTGCGTCGTGAAATCAGCTGACGACTTCAAAGCAGCCGTCGGTCGCGATCATGTGTGCGCGGCTTTTACAAGAAATCGCCGGAGCAAGGATAACTTTATCGAGACGAATTGCTCCGTAATGGATTGCGACAACGACCACTCGGAAAATCCCGACGATTGGATTACACCCGAATCCCTTGCTGTTATTTTGGAGGGCGTGTGCTGCGCTTTCGCTCCGAGTCGGCACAATATGAAGTCCAAGGGGAAATATGCGCCGCGCCCACGTTTTCATGTCTACTTCCCGCATCCAAAAATCACCGATGCAAACCAGTGCAGACGCCTTAAGGAAAATATCCATCGGCAGTTTCCGTTTTTTGATGACGGGGCACTGGATGCCGCTCGGTTCATCTATGGCAATTCCGCCGATGAAGTAATCTGGCAGGAAGGCGATGTGACCATCGACTTCTGGTTCAAGGACAAGACTATTCCCGAAGGCGCGCGCAACAACACGCTCTCGCAGTTTGCGGGGCGTGTACTGAAGCGGTACGGAATCTCTGAAAAAGCCCATGAGATTTTCTTGGAGGAAGCTGCCAAATGCAGCCCGCCGCTCCCTGATGAGGAGTTGTCAAAAATCTGGCGGAGTGCGTGTACCTTTGCCAAGAAGGTGCAAAAGCAGGACGGATATGTGCCGCCCGAGGAATACGAGAACTCCTTGAAACCGGGCGATTACTCCGACATCGGACAGGCAAAGGTTCTGGCACAGGAATATAAAAACGAGCTTCGCTTTACAACAGCCACGGACTATCTCCGCTACAACGGGCAATACTGGGAGGAGTCGAGGGAGCTTGCCGTCGGTGCGGCAGAGGAGTTCTTGGATCTTCAGCTTGCCGATGCAAAGGATGCCGTGGAGCGTAGTTTCAAGACGTTGTGCGAGGTCGGCGTTTCGGAGGCTGTCATTCATGCAGGAGGAAAGACGCTCGAAAAGCAAATCGGTGCGGATCAGCATGATGCCTACGTTGCTTACGCCTCTGCCGTGGCTTATAAAGCCTTTGTCATGAAACGGCGCGACATGAAGTACATCGTATCAGCCCTGCAGGCGGCAAAGCCGCTGCTCCTTGCAAGGTCCTCCGACCTTGACCATGACGAGTTTCTGCTGAATTGCCATGACAGGACATACGATCTGCGCACGGGTGTCCGCAGGGACTTTACACCCGATGACCTTATTACGAAAATCTGCAGCACAGCACCGAGCGATGACGGGCGGGAACTGTGGGAGGATTTTCTGAACACCATCTTCCTTGGTGATATGGAGCTGACCGAGTATGTCCAGAAAATCTGCGGACTCGGTGCAATCGGAAAGGTTTACATGGAAGCCATCATCATCTCCTACGGTGAGGGTGCAAACGGCAAGTCTACCTTCTGGAATACCATCGCATGGGCACTGGGCAGTTATGCCGGGGGCATCTCTGCCGACGCACTGACAGCGGGATGCCGCCGCAACGTGAAACCCGAGATTGCCGAGGTGAAGGGCAAACGGCTCTTGATTGCCGCAGAACTTGAGGAAGGAATGCGCCTCTCGACGGCAACCGTCAAACAGCTCTGTTCCACCGACCCGATCAAGGGGGAGAAGAAGTACAAAGATCCGTTTGATTTCGTCCCCAGTCACACACTTGTCCTCTATACGAACCATCTTCCAAAGGTGGGGGCGATGGACAGAGGAATCTGGCGGCGACTTATCGTCATTCCATTCAATGCCACCATCAGCGGGGCAAGCGACATCAAAAACTACGCCGGGTATCTTCAACAGAACGCAGGGCAGTATGTGCTGAAATGGATTATTGAGGGCGCGAAAAAAGAAATTGCAGAGAACTACCATTTGAAACGTCCGAAATGCGTCGAGGATGCCATTAGCAAGTACAGGAGTGACAGTGACTGGCTCGCCCACTTCCTTGAAGAGTGCTGCGAGATCGGCACAGAACATCACGAAAAATCCGGTGCGTTCTACAGTGCATATCGTGCTTACTGTGCGCGAACCGGAGATTTTATCCGCAGTACGACGGATTTTTACAACGCACTGGAACAGCGTGGCTTCAAGCGGGAAAAGAGGCGTGACGGACGGTTTGTTACAGGCGTTCGGTTGGCAGAGGATGATGATGTGTGACGGTCGGTGACGGTCATCCTAAAAACCCCCTTTAGGGCTGTTTTATAGGAAAAATTGTCTATAAGGGGAGTTTTGTAATAGACCGTCACCGACTGTCACAGAAAGACTGTACGACCAGATATGACAGAGGTTTTGGCAGATATGAGAGAAAAAGTTATCGAACACGCACTGGTGATGGCGACGAGAAGCAAAGGCGGAATCGCTCTAAAGTTCACGTCGCCCGGCTTTGCCGGAATGCCCGACCGACTGGTGCTTCTGCCACATGGCAGAATGGGCTTTGTGGAACTGAAAGCACCGGGCAGAAAGCCTCGACCGTTGCAGCTCGCCCGGCACAGACTGCTTCGGCGGCTTGGATTCAAGGTGTATGTGATTGACGACACCCGGCAGATTGCCGTGGTTCTAAAAGAGATTGGAGGTGATGCCCTATGAAGTTCATACCGCACGATTATCAGCAGTACGCCATCGACTTTATCAAGAGGCATAAAACTTCCGCTGTACTCCTCGATATGGGACTTGGAAAAACGGTGATTACGCTTACAGCCCTCAATGACTTGCTCTTTGACCATTTTGAGATTTCTCGCGTTCTCGTTATCGCGCCGCTTCGTGTGGCACGGAACACATGGCCGCAGGAGATCGGAAAGTGGGAGCATCTGAACCATATCCGTTATTCCGTTGCAGTCGGAACGGAGAAAGAGTGTCGGGATGCGCTTCGCAAGCAAGCCTCCCTCTACATCATCAACCGCGAGAACGTGCCGTGGCTCGTAGAGAAAACCAACTTCAACTACGATGCCATTGTGATTGATGAACTCTCCTCGTTCAAGAATTGGAGCAGTAAACGATTCAAGGCACTCATGAAGATTCGCCCTCTTGCCAGTTGTGTCATCGGACTGACGGGAACGCCATCCGGCAACGGATTGATGGATCTCTTTGCAGAGTTCAAGGTACTCGACATGGGACAGCGTTTGGGGCGGTTCATTACGAAGTATCGGCAAGATTACTTCAAACCGGATAAGCGAAACGGACAGGTGGTCTTCTCCTACGTTCCCTTGCCCGGAGCCGAGGAGCGGATCTACGAGAAAATCTCCGATATCACCATCTCCATGAAAGCCGCCGACCTGAGGATGCCTGAGCTGATCGAGAGTGAATATACGGTGACTATGAGCACTTCTGAGCAAAAGATGTACGCCTCGATGTGCGAGCAGTTGGTTTTGCAGATGAAGGGCGATGAGGTGACGGCGGCAAATGCCGGTGTCCTGTCCGGGAAACTCGCGCAGATGGCAAACGGCGCAGTCTACGCCGACGATGGAGCTACGCTGCATATACATGACCGCAAGCTCGATGCCTTGGAGGACATCATCGAGAGCATGAACGGTAAACCACTCCTCGTGGCGTATTGGTTCCGACATGACGCAGAACGCATCGAAAAGCGCGTGCCGTGCGTCCGACTGGATACGGATGAGACGATCGCCCGATGGAATCGCGGAGAAATCCTCGTTGCCCTGATCCATCCTGCAAGTGCAGGACACGGTCTTAACCTTCAGAGTGGCGGTTCGACCTTGGTGTGGTTCGGTATTACATGGAGCTTGGAACTCTACCAACAGACCGTGGCACGGCTCTATCGGCAGGGGCAGACAGCGAAAACAGTGGTGGTGCAGCACATCATCGCCGAGGGCACGATTGACGAGAGAATCCTCCGTGCCTTGAAACGGAAGGACAAGACACAGGCGGCACTGATTGAAGCCGTCAAAGCGGAGGTAACATGATGAGTTATGAGATTCTGGCAAACGCCATCGTCGAACAGGTGGCGAAAGACTATCGGTGGGCACGAACGGCTCTTGCCAAAGACGCAGAGAATGTTGCAGCGGCAGCGATGCGCTCTGAGACAGAGCGGTTCTTTCGTTCCACATGGTTCGGACAGCTGACCAGTCTCGATGGAGAATGGCTGCTTGAAAAGTTGGAGGGGGAATTTGCATGACAGCGAAAGAATATCTGAGTCAGGCATGGAACATCGACCGACGGATCAATGATAAGGTCGCTCACGTGTCGCAGCTACGTGACATGGCAATGAATGTGAGCGCCGTCATCAGCGACATGCCAAAGAGTCCAAGTCCAAACAATCAGCGGATGGAGAACATCATTGCGCGACTGACCGACACGGAAGATGAGATCAATGCAGACATTGACCGTCTGGTCAGTTTGAAACTCGAGATCATGAATACAATCTGGCAGGTCGCGGACGAAAACGCTCAGATGGTACTAGAGCGTCGCTACCACAGCTTTAAATCATGGGAAGATATCGCGGCGGATATGAGCGTCAGCATTCGATGGGTGCATAAGATTCATGCCAAGGCTCTGGATGATGTTGAAAAAATTTTGGAAAAAAGATAGCAAAGTGCATCTGAGTTCACATAAATTCACAAAGGTTCACGTTGCGTTCATACGGTTGACAGTGATATGATAGACTCAGCAAAAATAGGATATGGAATCAGCCTTCTCGGAGAAGCAATTCTCCGTGAGGGCTTTTTTGATGGAGAAGTGCAATGCCGAGAAAACTGAAACGCCCCTGTCGCATGACAGGCTGTCCGAACCTTACGGATCGAAAAAGCTGTTACTGTGAGGCACACGAAAAAGTTATGCAGCGACACTATGACCACTTCACACGTGGGTACGATCAGCACGAGAGGTATGGCAGCGCGTGGCGCAGGATTCGTGACCGTCACTTGGCAGGGCATCCGCTCTGCGAGCAATGCAAAGAGCAGGGGAGATACGTTCGCGCAACGCTTGTGCATCACATCCGACCGATTTCGGAGGGCGGCACACATGATGAAGACAATTTGATGTCACTCTGCGTATCGTGTCATGAGCGGATTCATCAACGGAAAGTACCAAAATAAAAAGCCGACTCCAATGAATCGGCTAGAAGAGATCGCTATGCGAGCCCGTGCGGGAAGCGGTCAGAATCAGTTTTCCTTTGTCGATGGCGTACACAAGTAGCCAGTCCGGCATGATGTGGCACTCACGAAAACCAATGTAGTCACCAACGAGTGCATGATCCCGATACCTTTCGGGCAGTTGTTTTTCCGCGCAGAGCATTTGCAGGACATCATCCAGCTTTTGCATATCTGCTCCACGTTTATGCAGCTTCTTTAAATCCTTGCGGAACTGCGTGGTGGTGACGAGATCAAGCATGAGCGTCCTCCGCATCCAGATCATCCATCAGTGCGGACAGCGACGGATAACGCTTCGGCTCGATTTTGCCATCCATGATGTCGCGTGCTTCCTGCATGGCAAGAAGCGTTTCCCTGTTATAACGAGGCTGCTTCGGTTGAAAGGGGAAGCCTCCCTCCATGATGGATGCGTGCAGAAAGATGTTGATGGCATCTGTCACGGAGATACCGAAACTGGAAAAAACAGTTTCAGCTTGCGCTTTGATTGTCGGTTCGATGCGCATATTGATTGTTGCAGTTTTGGACATGGTGCATAACCTCCTTTTACTTATTGTAACGCGAAAGTGAAGCAAATGCAACACTATATTGCCCCCTAGGGGGCGGTCAAATCTCCAAAACCGTGGCGTTACTGGACCGGGGAGGGGGCGTACGGAAAAATTCGCATAACTTTTGGGGCAGTTAGAGAGATAAGTTTTGCCTGCGTGATTTTCGGCGGGAAACTACGCATAACAAGGGACGACGGGCATTCGGATAGGTTCTCAATGGATCTCCTGGCTTCTTGTACCTGTAGTGTTTGGAAACACTCTTGATCCCCGCAATCTTGCAGCATTTATGGGCATAGGGATCGGAAAAGAGGATTCCCTTATCTAACCGGATTTTGGCATTCAGCCAGCGGTAGCCATGGGAGGGAAACCGACTATGGTATTCCTGAAACAACGCGACGCTCTGCACAAGCCGTTTCTTCTGCTGAGATGGATGTTCCACACTCTTTTTCCAGAGGTAGAAGCTGCTGCGCGGGATGCCGATTCTTTTGCAGAGCAGCTGAACGGGGAATTGACCGGAAAGCTCCATGACTACTTGGTACTCTTCCTGCCGATAGGAATGAACGTCTTGTGTGCACCAACTCCTTCCACCAGATAGCCTTTTTTTAGCGTGCCTCTGTAATCTTTGCCATCACAAGAGCATCGATCAGTTCTTCTTTCGTCATGGATTGGAGATCTTCCAGCCCAGTTGGAGTCGGTGCGGATTTTGTTTTGGCAAGCCCGCAGATACGCTGTGTTCCCTTTCGCGGCGGGAGATGGTTGACATCGCGGTACAGCCGCATGTAATCGCGTGCGGTCTGCTCGCTGATCTCGTATTCTTCCGCTGCTTCATACCTTGTGAGTTCACCGTCATAAATCCGGCGGCCTATGACGAGCCGTTGCTCCTTGGTGTACTTCATGTGATAACCTCCTGTCTACATCGAGAGATAAGCAGTGTCCGTTTTGGAAATCGTCCGTATCAAAGAGCCGGAAGCACCCGAGGTGTCTTTGCCTGAAAAAGGTGGGTGGGCATACGCCGACATTCTTCTGGGAGACGGATGGAGCATTGCTTACCGGCTCATGGACGCACAGGGCTGGGGAGTTCCACAGCGTCGGCGCAGAATCTACCTTGTCGCAGATTTTGGAGGATCGTGTGCCGGACAAATACTATTTGACACCGAAAGCGTGCGCGGGGATCTTGCGCCGTGCTTCGCTTCGTGGCAAGGCACTGCCCGAGAGTTTGCGGATGGCACTGGAACGTCAGGCGGGCGGGTAAGTGCGGGTTTCTGCACCGAGCATTCCGCACAGAGTCGTAGCATCGGCTATGCGGAGGAGAAATCTCCGACGCTGCGTGCGGGCAGAGTACCTGCCGTATTCGAGTCACATGGTGCAGACGCACGGTATAGTGGCCCTCTCCCCGTTGCACCAACGATTTCCCGTCACTATGGCACAGGCGGCAACAATCAGCCGCTTGTATTGAAGGACGTACAGGCATACGGCATCTCCTCGTTCCAGTCCAATGCCATGAAATCAAGCAATCCGCACTCCGGCATCTATGAGACGGAGACGGCGCGGACAGTAGATAAGAATGGTGGAAATCCCTCGTGCTGTCAGGGTGGCGTTGCGGTCGTCTCCATCCAAGGATCGATGATCGGACGCTCCGTGAAGAACGGCCCGCAGGGAAGCGGAATTGCGGAGGATGTGAGTTTTACGCTCAACACTGCCGACCGTCATGCGGTCTATGCCATGACAACGGGCTGCCACTCTCATTTTGCAAAGGAGAAATGCCCGACGCTGATGGCACGGGATTATAAAGACCCGACGGTCGTGAATCACCCCGTCTATGCCGTGCGGAGATTGACACCGACCGAGTGCGGACGCTTACAGGGCTTTCCCGACGGATGGTGTGCGAGGCTTGAAACGAAGGAACCCACCGAGGAAGAGATGGCGTTTTGGCGCGAGGTCTTTGAGACGCACCGAAAAATCACGGGCGGGAAGAAACCCAAGACAGATACGCAGATTCGGAGATGGCTGAAGAATCCGCATTCGGATGCGGCAGAGTATAAGATGTGGGGGAACGGTGTCGCACTTCCTTGTGTGTTCTACGTCCTTACAGGAATTGTACATTTCGGTGATTCGGTGTATACAACACAATCCGCTTGCTAATTCTTCCAACACGAGTGATGAATGTAATGACCAAAGTTCATAAAGGAGGTTTTCAAAATGAAGGTCAATTACAACATCCGAAAGGAAGAGCGCAAGGCGATGGTCGGGATTGTCGGCAAGGTGCTTGGGACGAAGCCCGCCTACTGCGGCGCACCGACGTTTTCCTACAAGATCGGCGCGTTCGAGATCACGAAGGACGGCAGCCTTTGCTTCGACGATGCCACCGACGAAGCGACCGTTGCGCGTGTACGCACGGCACTGCGCGAGGCGGGCTTCACGTCCGAGGATGGGGAGAACGAGGCTTCCTGTGGGGACACAGGGGAAGACAAGCCGATCCAGACGGAAACGGCAAACACGCCTACCGAAGTAGCTGCGCCAGACGAGCTGATCCAGACGGAAGTGACGGTAAATGAGGAAATGCCGGCAGAAACAACAGTAGAAGAACCTACCGAAGTGGACACGGCAGAAAGTGAGTCGGTATCAACGGAAGCTGCTCCGACTAAGAAAGCCGTCGCGGACTCCTCCGAGGACAGTCTTTCGATCAGTATGCCGCGCAGACTTTTCACCGAAACGGCACTGCAGAATCTCGACGCACTCCTTCTGAGCAAGGGGCGGCTGATTCGCCACGCCTTTGACATCAGGGAAGCGACCTACACGCTGGAGGGCGACCGCATCACCTTCGCATGGCTGCACGGTACGATTACCAACAAGACGGCAAAGGCGTATGCCGAGTTCATCAGCAAACTCTGCCTGATGGCGCGGACGCAGAAGCGCGTCACGGCAAAGGAGAAGATCGTGGACAACGAGAAATACGCTTTCCGCTGCTTCCTCCTGCGCCTCGGCATGATCGGCAGCACCTACAAGGAGAGCCGCAAGATCCTCATGCAGAACCTCACGGGCAGCAGTGCATTCAAAAGCGGGCATCGGAAAGGAGCTGAGGATCATGCGGTTTCCGAGTAGAGAGCAGATCGCCGCACTGCGGCAGAGATATCCGCGCGGGACGAAGGTGGAACTCCTCGGAATGGACGATCCGCAAGCCCCACCGACGGGAACGAGGGGCGAGGTCATGGGCGTTGATGATGCGGGACAGCTTCTCGTCCGATGGGCGACAGGCTCCTCGCTCAGTTTGATCCCCGGCGTGGACTCCTTCCGCATCGTGCAGAAAGGCGGTCAATCATGAACGAGACGGTTTTCTCGCAGCTCATGGACATCCGCGATTCGGGGCGGGTGAATATGTTTGATGTTCCCGGTGTTCAGCGGATGGCATTCGAGATGGGCTACTACGAACTGGTCTGCTTCATCGAGGAAGACCGCGCGGCGTATGTACGGTTTATCCTCACAGGCGAATAATAGCCGATAGCTTCAGCGATTCAGCACAGCCTTTCGGGGCTGTGTTTCTCTCGAAAAATAAGTGTAGTTTATCCGAAATACGACTTGCTATATTCCTCGTTTAGAGGCATATATGTACATGACCGAAGGGAACAACCTACACACAGAAAGCGAGGAACACAAAATGAAAAGCGCAGAAGCAAGATGGCCGAAGACCACCACGATGGAGCACCTTGATGAGATGCGGTTCGGGACGAGCGGCGCGATCCTTCGCTACGGCGAGCAGATCCTTGTGGTCGGGATGGAGTGCTGGGGCTTCCACGCAGCCATCTACGAGATGGTCGAAACGCCGGAGGAGACGGGCTTTGCAGACATCGAATGCCGCCTGAACCTTGTCGAAGCCGCCACCGAGCTTTTCGAGGACGGCGGGCACGCGATGGCTTGGTGCATGAAGCGCATCTAAGCCGCGCCGAAAAAAAACAGCCCTTCGGGGCTGCTTCTCGTTTCTGTGTTTTTGAGTCGCTGACGGCGGCTCTTTTTTGATGGGGGTGATTGCTTGCGGAAACTGACGGACTACACACCGACGGAGTTCATGGCAGAGGACGCACACTATGACAAAGCCGCTGCGGACTATGCGGTGGGCTTTATCGAGTGTCTGTGCCATACGAAGGGGACGTGGGCAGGAAAGCCCTTCGAGCTGATTGACTGGCAGGAGCGCATTATCCGAGACATTTTCGGAATTCTGAAGCCGAACGGGTATCGACAGTTCAACACGGCGTATGTTGAGATTCCCAAGAAACAGGGAAAACAGCTTGCTCTTGATACGAAAATCCCTACACCCGATGGATTCACCACAATGGGTGATATTCGTGTCGGAGATATCGTTTTTGATGAAAACGGACAGCCCTGCCGTGTTGTCGCCAAGAGCGATGTGGATGATACGGAGCAAGCCTATCGACTGACCTTCCGCGACGGTTCGTCCATCGTGGCAGGGGAGCGGCATCTCTGGAATGTGGAACACATCATCGGAGAGCCGCGATCCGTACTTTGGACAATGGGCGAAATCTATCGCCGAACGATGAGGCACAGGGAAAAATATCGGGATAACGATAAAGAGGCACGCCGCTCCATTATCCGCATCCCTGTGGCGAAGTCTCTGAACCTCGCGGCGTGTGATCTTCCCGTTGACCCGTATTTTTACGGATACTGGCTCGGTAACGGATGTGTCACAAAACCCGAGATCGCTATCTGCCATAAGGACGTACAGGCGGTTACGAAGAATGTACGATATCACCCCTTGCTTTCTTGGTGTAAGTAAATAATTTACGAAAGACTATATACTCTCCATTACAAGCTATTCTTGTTTTGCTGAAAATGAAGATTCAACCTTGGTGTCACTGCTGTATTACGTGACAGATTCTCAAAGTTCCAGCCAGGAATTGCGCTATACAATGCAAATGTTCTCCAATATTTTTTATAGGCACAGGGCAATGCAAAATTTGTTCCATCAGATACACAAAACGGTATTATATAAACAATATCCATCCCACACATAGAAAGGTATACGACGGCATAAGGAATGTCAGAAGAGGATTCTTCCTTTCGCAAAAACAATATGATCTCTGGTTGAGGATTCATCACAGGTTTCGTGGACAGCATATAAGCAATCTGTGGCAGATCTCTGTTATCCTCTTTGTTCATTATCCAAGAAACTGTATTTTCGAACAGCATCATCTTTTCATCAGGAATAAAGGATAGGGCGATTTTTACCAATGCCTTATAGGCTTTGGAAGGAATGTATGGTGTTCCATCTCCGAGCTGAATCAATGGAATTTCTGCCTCTGGTCCATCCGTTTTAGAATCTTTTCCTGTTCCATTTCCTTTTTGGACGATGATGAACAGGTTTTTATCATTGTCGTACTTCATCATACCATTTTCAAATATCAAATCCGGTACACCTGATCGTCCACGTGTTCTAGAGAAGAAAATCATAGTTGCAATCCACTGCCTCAGATGCGGCTCTATTTCTTCACCAAAAAAATGGTTGCAAAAGTCACACTCGTAGTTGTTAAAGAAAATATGGTTTCCAAGGGCTAACGGAATCGCATGTGCAGCATTCTTAAACGTAACTTTTGGCTTTGTCTTACCACAAAAACGGCAAACCCTTTTCGATTTGTCCTTCTCTCCAAGATACAGTTTATCTTGCCTACTCGTATAGCATACAATTTCATACAGATTTTCCAAAGGTGCCAGATATTTGTCGAGTCTTTTTCCGAACTCCTTCATGTATTCGCTTATTTTCTCTTCTTCTATTCCCATGTTCTTATAGCGAAGGTAAACCTGATGCCAATCCGCAAACTTTCCTCTTTTGTCATCTTCTATGCAATGGAGCAGTTCTTCTGGAAAAATATAGAACCATTCTCCTTCACGTATATTGTCAAAAAAAGAAAAATATCTATGGATTCGCGGTGGCAGATGATTGACATATTCTTGTTTTTGTTCATGAATCTTATCCATAATCTCTTTGGTCATCTGCAAAGGTAGGATGAGTTTGGGAGGTACTTCTTTTGTTATGAATGGGTGAAACAATACATTTTCGTTAAAGTTTTCAAACGCAATATCAATTATTCGACCCATGGTGCAGATAAGCATGGATATCATTCCTTTCATAATTATTAATGTGTAGGTAGAAAATTTGTGTAGAGCTAGTTGTTTATTCTGCTCGCATAGTGTATTTTCCTTCATGGGCAATTTTTTAAAAAAATCCTTTTTGCTATTTTATTCCCTAACACACGGTGATGGTATCAATATAGGATCTTGGATAAAGGAAAAATAACATTGTTGTCTGCACTATAGGCAAACTACACAGCATTCCAAGTGGATGGGACTTCTCGTTTTACAAAATCACAGGACTTGATGCGCAGCTAAACAAATACACAGTCTGCAGAGAACCGCCTGCGGGCGGTTTTCTCGTTTGAGTACACTTGGAAGGAGGTGACTTCATGCGAAAACTGACGGGCTACAAGCCGACGCAGTTCATGGCAGAGGACGCGCACTATGACAAAGCGGCTGCGGACTACGCTGTGGGGTTCATCGAGTGCCTGTGCCATACGAAGGGGACGTGGGCAGGAAAGCGCTTCGAGCTGATTGACTGGCAGGAGCGCATTATCCGAGACATTTTCGGAATTCTGAAGCCGAACGGCTATCGGCAGTTCAACACGGCATACGTTGAGATTCCCAAGAAACAAGGAAAATCAGAGCTTGCCGCCGCCGTTGCACTTCTCCTTTGCTGCGGTGACGGTGAGGAGCGCGCTGAGGTGTACGGCTGTGCCGCCGACCGTCAACAGGCAAGCATCGTATTCGAGGTCGCTGCCGACATGGTGCGGATGTGTCCCGCCCTCAGCAAGCGAGTAAAGATTCTCGCCTCTCAGAAGCGGATGGTATATCTGCCGACGAACAGCTTCTATCAGGTGCTTTCGGCAGAGGCATATTCAAAGCACGGCTTCAATATCCACGGCGTGGTATTTGATGAGCTGCACACGCAGCCGAACCGCAAGCTCTTTGACGTTATGACGAAAGGCTCCGGCGATGCGCGAATGCAGCCGCTCTACTTCCTCATCACCACAGCGGGGACGGATACGCAGTCCATCTGCTACGAGACGCATCAGAAGGCGAAGGACATCTTGGATGGACGGAAGATCGACCAGACCTTCTATCCTGTCATCTATGGCGCGAAGGAGGATGAGGACTGGACAGATCCCGAGGTTTGGAAGCGGTCGAATCCGTCGCTCGGAATTACAGTCGGTATCGACAAGGTACAGGCAGCTTGTGACTCTGCACGGCAGAATCCAGCCGAGGAGAACAGTTTCCGTCAGTTGAGGCTGAATCAATGGGTGAAGCAGTCCGTGCGTTGGATGCCGATGGATAAGTGGGATGCGTGTGCCATGCCCGTGGATGCAGAAGTATTGGAAGGTCGTGTCTGCTACGGTGGACTTGACCTTTCCTCCACGATGGACATTACGGCATTTGTTCTGGTCTTTCCTCCGATGGAGGAAGATGAGCCGTTTGCCGTACTTCCGTACTTCTGGATTCCCGAGGAGAACATCGACCTGCGTGTACGGCGTGACCATGTGCCGTATGACGTGTGGGAGAAACAGGATTTTCTTATGACCACAGAGGGGAATGTCGTGCATTACGGATTCATCGAGGCCTTTATTGAGCGGCTTGGCGAGAAGTACAACATCCGTGAGATCGCCTTTGACCGATGGGGCGCGGTGCAGATGGTACAGAATCTCGAAGGGATGGGCTTTACCGTTGTTCCATTCGGGCAGGGCTTCAAAGATATGAGTCCGCCGACCAAGGAACTGATGAAGCTGACGCTGGAAAAGAAAATAGCGCACGGCGGACATCCCGTCATGCGCTGGATGGCAGACAACATCTTCATTCGCACCGATCCTGCGGGGAACATCAAGGCGGACAAGGAGAAATCCACCGAGAAGATCGACGGCGTAATAGCGTTCATCATGGCACTCGACCGTGCGATCCGCTGTGGGAACGATGCATCCGTTCAGATATTGTGCAAGAATATGAAGGAAGTTATCACTGTAGTTGTGCTATAGTTGTTATATGTTTGCAGATCAAAGAATATATACTGTTAACTGGATATACTTTTCGATGAAATATTATTATCGACTATTTGATTTACGTTATCACTCGTAAATGCTTTGAATGGGAACCCGCTAACATCAATTATTTTGGATTTTAATGAAATTTCCACACCTCGATTCCCATTTTCTTTGATTAGTTTATAATCAAAAAGAGATTCTGTGCTCCCTTTTACTTGTTTTATATTCGAAAGGAGCTCTGTATCGGTGTCCACGCTATGAAGGATTCCAAGTACAAGAGCTAATTCACTCAATAATTCTTTTTTCACGGCAAAACTCTCATCGACGTTATTATCTAAGGCTGCGAATTCTAATGAATGAACAAGATCATCGAATTGGGTGCGAATTTCCTCATCGCTTTTTTCTTCCAAATGGCTAACTTCAAGAGCTGCGGCAGAGGGTTTTCTGCTATACGTTATGTTAGAAGCAGAAGAGTAATAACTTTCTATTGCACCACGTCGTAAGATGAAACAACCTAGTTCTTCTAAAATGTTGTATAGGACAGTAATTCTGGTTTTTATATTTGTCCATTCTTCTAAATGAGGCCAATTAGACAAAAAATCTTTTTCTACTCTAAATAACTGTGCAATCAATGCACGACGAATAATCTTCTCTATATCTATTTCAGAATCCCGATTAATCCAATATGGGTGAGCTTTATAGATGTTAATCATCTCATCTTTGTTGTCACGGATTAACTGGTCAATAGTTTTTTTTATGTCTCGAATCATAGATTGAAGATTGTCTGCTCCATGCTTATTTGCAAGTTTTGTTGCCTTCTCTAATTCCGAAAAAAGGTTAACAACAGTATTATCATCTGTGAATCCATCTAAATCGGTTAAGATAGACACATCTTTGCCAATAAGACGAAAAAATTTAGTGATAATGGGGAATTTCCCCTTTCCTTCGACAGGAATTACTTGTGAGCCTGCTACATCTAAATTCAAATTTAGGCGATTAGAGAGATAGCGACATAGAATCATGTCGCTAGATCCTTCAATAAGCATTACTTTTTTTGCAAAAAAAGCTTCGCTGTATATGAGGCTCATGCGAAGAACAAATTCCTTTAGTTTCTTCTTGTTAAGTTCAGCGCTGCTAGGATCAATTTGTTTTGGTGGTTCATCATCACTGAAAAAGATGTAGTTACATACATCGCTAACATCGTGAAGTTCAATCATCTGTGCGGAGTGTGTAGATATGATAATTGTTTTATTGTAGTCTTTCGCAGCACTCTTTATTTCACGGAGCAAATAGGACTGTAATTGGGGATGAAGAGATACTTCGGGCTCATCGATAAGCAAAACATCAATAGTTTCATCAAAAAGAGCAGCTAAGATCGAAATTATGTTAACCAATCCGCTTGCCTCTGTTACGATAGAGTATTCAGAATTGTTGCTCGATTTTTCAAAGAATACCTTCATGTTTCCAGCATCCCAGCGTATAAAAATGTGTCGTTTAAAAAGAACAGATAATCGTTCTGCTACTTTGATATATACATCTTTTCGATCATCCATAGTGAAAAAATCACCATTTGCAGTTTCTATTTCATGACGTATTTTTTTTGCATATTTGTCACCAAGAGAGTAGTCAGCGGGAGAAGAATAAAATTGGTCTACTTTGGAACGATACTTTTCCATTGTTCCAATTCTGTTTGAGGATAAATATCTTACATTCCACTGTTCAGGTTGGTTTTTCAAATAATCTCGAAGTGCTTTTAATGTCTGTGTTTTCCCAGAACCATTTGTACCAACAAAAGTCGTTAATCCAGAATATAGAATTATTTCAACAGGTTGTGAAGCAAAAATGTTTTCAACCTCGAATTTCAATGATGTAGGATAGTTCATACTTATATAGGTTCCTTTCAGTTAAGACTCAAGTTGTGTTCGTTCTTTAAGGTTGTTGATAATCTAAACACATTATAGATTACCTGTAAAAAATATCTTTAAAATGGATTCAGTATAGGAATAGATAAAATATTTGTTCTTTGTGAGATGTTGAATTTTTATCATATTATAGCATAATTATCGATACGGAAGAAATAGATAAATGTGGTATACAGCCTACAAAATCAATAGACTACACATAAACTTGAATGTATGGGTGATTGTTCGGCAAATTTTGAAACATATCGCGCTACCTAAGGGATGGGAGAGGGAGCCATACGGATCGTTCGATGTTCTTCGAAGGGCAGAACATCGAACATTGAATAGAGGAAGGGAAAACGACCTCTAAAGACGCTGTTACAGGTGAATTCCATACGGCTCACTACAGAACGAATGCACTGGGTTACAGCGTCCGCTGACCGATCCGTGACTGAATGTATATGTGCTGTCCTGCAAATCTTGATTTATCCCTTTAGGAAAAAGTATATTTCAAAGATTTACAGTGCAAAAGACAAGCTGCTTATGGAACTGGAAACGAGTCCGACTGCCCATAGAAGTCTCTGCTCGCTGGGACAGGGGAAATATCTGGTCAGCACGGGTTCACCCTTATATTTATGGAAAGACGGTCAGTTTACGGAGCTGATGCGCGGATGCTATAACTACCGTCTGCGGAAAATGAATCATCTTGGGAAATGGAAAAAGCAGCCTGCAAATAAAAAGTCAACCCCTCGACAGTAAAAAGATGAGGAGTTGTTGCAAGCGGGTTTTGAGTACAACAAACAGGTCGCCGCAGAAGCGCCGACCGAAGGGCTGAGGTAAAACGCTATTCTTGTTCTTTGGAAAGACCTGCTAAATACTCATTCACGCGTCCGTAGTAGATGCGCAGGAACTTATTTGTCCCTGCCGTCATGTAGACGTAGTAAGGTTTTCCCTCGGAGCGTTTCTTGGCCATGAAGTTGTAGACTGGATCGTCGGGAGCACGCATCAAGAGTCCTGATACAATCTGAAACAGCGCTCTCCTTAGATGCGGAGACCCTGCCTTGGATGTCTTGTTGCTCCTTAGCTGCATTGTCCCGGACTGCTTTGCCCCCGGATCGACACCTGCGAAAGCAGTCAATGAGCCGCGCCTAGGGAAACGGGTGATGTCGCCGATTTCAGAAATCAGCTGACTTGCAAGCGTCGCTCCGACTCCGTTCATGGCGATAACGACCGGGTATTCCGGCAGTTTTTCGGCAAGTTCGATCATCTGTGTGCGCAGCGTCTCGACTGTTTTGGACAGCACGTTGAGCTGAGCGACGGCGGTCTGTACCAGGCTCTTCGTCATCTTGTCCATCGGGAGCATCGCGATAAGATCCTTTGCCTTCTCCCAGAGCATCCCGGGCTTGTCTGACTGGAAGTTGTAGCCGTGTCGATGACACCATTTGCGGTAACGCTCCGTAAAGGTGGAAAGACGCATCGAGCAGACATAATCGACGTGCCAAAAGGCAGCAACATAGTCCACCCATTTTTGCGAGCCGTCCGCTCTTGCGGGGCTTTCAAAATAGGTGTTGGCACCGGGATAGACCTGATCAGTGAGGGCGATGAGGTTGTTCTTGCAGGCAGTTCTTTGCCGCATACAGAAGGCAAACTGCCGATTCATGGTTTTGAGCTGTGTGCGTGTGGTATCCATGCCTGTATGCTGACGCAAATCGCACCAGTTGCCAAGGGCATAACGAGCAATCTTCTTGGCATCGGCTTTATCCGTCTTGACTCTGCGCAGCGTGTTGTTTCCAAAATCCTTGATGAGTTT